CATTCAAAGAGAGATATAATTATAACATTGTTATTATACCAATTTCTAAAAAACCCATAGGCATATCAAAAGGAGATAAATAAAATGTTTACAGAACCAAAAAGAGGCGGAGGACTCAACGAATCTCCAACATGCTATGCAACAAAGAAACTATGGGCAATAGTCTGCTTCTACGAAATATACGAAAACATCACATTCAAATACTTCATAGAACACATAGAACACTTCATCAAAAAATACCAATTCGCATGGCCTGAAGGAAAAGACTATCCTAAATACAGTACCGCATGCAAATGGCCAAGCAAATACGACTACGATGAATGTGTAAGATGCTATGAAAACAAACAATTAAATTTCAACACTGAAAAAGCAGAAAAGATTCATGACAAGAAATACTTCCAAGACACTCTTTCTGATTTCAAAAACTATGACGCTTACGATGAACTAATACAACAAGAACTACAAGAACCAACACCTAATGTCTATAGGCTTGAAAGGTTAGAGAACCTAAAGGATAAGGCATGGGCAAGGAACCTTAAAAGGTCCGGTAAAGATGTGCAGAAAGTTGAAAACAAAGTAACTGGAAATGTGACAACCCATAATACATCAGTACATGATTTCGATGAGAAAAGATTGAAGGTGATTTCAGATGCTCTCATTAGAAGAAACTCAACAACTTCATGATTTATGCAATGATGACTTATACTTGTTCTACTGTGACAATATCGCTGCAGATTTCAAGGAAGTAGTTGATGCTCCACACATTGACATATTGGCCTCATCATTAACCAAACTGAAAAACAATGAGAACAATCGTTTATGTGTAGCGATGCCGCCAAGACACAGTAAATCATCAATGATAACATTAGCATTCCCATTATGGTTACTATCACAGGACAAGACACTCAACATACTAATAGTAAACAATAGTGCCGGCTTATCAGAGAAATTCGGTATACAGTTAAGAGAATATGTTAAACAGATAGGACCGGAATTCGACTTATACTTATCAGATGTCAAGCACTCCAGCACATACTTGATGTTCACCGATAGTCAAGGCAAACTATACAAAGGAAGCATCCGACTAGTTGGATCCAGTGGAAGTATCACAGGGCAAGATGCAGATTACATTATACTCGATGATGTCTACGCTGGATTCGATGACATAACCCCAAGCCTATTACAGAAGAAGATTGACTGGTTCAAGACCATTATAGAGCAAAGGATAGAACCGCACACTAAACTGGTTATACTCCACACAAGGTGGCATTCGGAAGACCTCCAGGGATATTTGAAAGACAAGTACCCTGATGACTATGAGTTCCTGGAGTTCCCTGCAATAGATGAGAACGGCCAACCATTATGGCCACAACGATATACTATTGATGACTATAGGAAGAAGCAAGAGGCAATGGGTGAAAGACAATTCCAGGCAATCTACCAACAACAACCATTAGACCTAACTTCAGATTTCTTCTACATGGACCATCTCATATTCGAGGACCAGTTCGATGATTATGCAATAGCAAAATGCAGAAGTTGGGATATAGCAAGTAGTGATGATAAGCTTGGAGACCAACGAGACTATACAGTCGGAGTAAGAATGTGCAAAACCGGTAATGGACAATACTGGATATTCGATTACGAAAGAGGACAATACGGCAACGATGTATTGCACATAATCAAACAAACCGCCAAACTCGACACACCAAACCATAAGATACTATTAGAGACCGGTACGAAAGGCGGAGCGTCCGGTTTATTATTTAACGATTACAAGAAAGCATTACCTGGATACAGTACCATACAATCAGACCCAAAAGGAACTAAAGCAGACAGAGCAACACCATTAAGACATGCAATATATGATGGATTGGTGCATGTCATGATAAAGAATGACAACCGACGTCAAGCATTCATTGATGAGTTCAAGGCATTCCCAAACAGCAAGCATGATGATATAGTTGATGCTGTGGCACATGGGTTCAATTACTTGAAACAGTTCAATGGCAATAGTGTCAAGACTGGTGGAACAAGAAGAAGGAGACGGATAAGATGATTGGAATTTACTGTTATCAAGATACATTAAATGATAATGAGATTGTATATGTTGGAAAGGACAGCAACATTGACAGGAATGTCAGATACAATGCACACTTGAAACCATCTCAATATGATCGTCAACAAATCAATAGAGTTATCCAAAACAATCCTGACAGATACAAATATACTGTACTGAAGAAATGGAAAAGAGATGAATACAATCCAAACCTTGCAAATGCATTGGAGATACTCTACATCAGAAGATACAAACCGTTGTTTAACTTCACGATTGGAGGAGAAGGACTTCTCGGAGTTCCAAATGGTATGAAAGACAAACACCATTCAATCGAAACTCGTAAGAAAATAAGTGATGCAAACAAAGGGAAAGTGTTTTCAGAAGAACGCAAAAAGAAAATGAGCGAAGAGAGAATGGGAACAAACAATCCATTTTATGGTAAAACTCATTCTGAAGAACATAAAAAGAGAATGAGTGAATTAATGACTGGTGAAAACAACCACCAATATAAAGATTATTTTAGGATTATAAAACAAGGGATACGTCGCAACAAACAACAATACAGCATTTACAAAGATGGCAAAGTAATTAAAACAAGTGTTTATCCTGACAGACTCTTGAAATGGTTCAAAGAAAATTATCCTGATGAAGAATTAAAGGAGTTGCATAATCAATGAGCATTCTTTCAGATTTAAAAAACAAATTATTCAAAACAACAACTATTAATCCAATCCCTGCACACACAAACCATAAACTGAACCGATACAGTTTAGGCACAACAGAACCCTTACTGAAATACTCAACAGGAATGGACATATTGGCAGACACTACAGTTTCAATGTGCTATGATATTTTAAAATATCTCCTATCCAGTAAGCAATGGGTACTGATTGCCAATGAGAACGATGACCAGGGAGTATATGATTTCATCAATGAGATGTTATTCAACATGGAAACAGAACTCCAGGAAGTAGTTAAAAGAATGATTGAAGCTACACTATGGGGACATCACATTGAAGAAATGATATTTGAGATTAACAACGATGGCAGAGTGGTATGGAAGAACACAGTACCATTATCAATAAAGACATTGCAAGACGAACCATTCGTTTATAATGACAATGGAGAGTTAATCAGCATCTATCAAAGATACGGTGAAAAGGAAGCAACCATTCCAATCAACAAATGTTTGAAATACACATTCGGAGATTACAATACAGATTACGGTCATGGAATATTATTAGATGTCAAAGACCTTGTGGAATACAAGATGAACACTACCAACTGGTTATTGACATTCCTGGAAAGACATTCACTTCCATCACTCGTAGGTAAGACTGATGATCCAACCAGCAGAGATGAAATGTTACTTGCATTTGAAGACATGCAAGATGGAACTCTTGGTATGACTGTTGGATTGAATGATGAAGTGAGCGTGTTGGAGTCCAATCATCATGGAGAAACTTTCTTTAATACATTCAGTTACATTGACAATCAGATTGTTAAAAGGTTCTACATTGGTGACTTGATTATGGGTACAACCTCTTCTGTAGGTTCCTATGCAAGAACCAATACTCAATTGGATTTCTCACAGTTAGTCTTTGATGGTATCCTTGAGGAAATCGCAAACTGTATTCAAAAGCAGGCTATCAACCGTATTGTTGAATTCAATTTCGGAGACATTACTTTAGCTCCGACTTTCAGTTTCGATAAGTTCAAGACTGGAGATATCAAGACATTGTTTGAAGTTATTAAACCATTGATAGATAGTGGTGTTGTTGATAGTGAGAATGATGCTGTGCAGGATAGTATTGCGATGATGTTTAAAAAGGAAACTGGATTGAATTATGTTAATGATGGTCCGGTCATGCCTGAGGAAGATTTTAGTTATCAGGAACCGGTTGATGAAGATTTAACTGATAGTATACTTACAGATTTAGACGATATTTATGCCGAGTCAGGACAAACTGATTAAACAAGGGATACGATATACTGATTCTTTGTTTAATGAGATTAGCAAAAGGATAGAGCAAGGAGTATTATCCACCGATACTTTGGAGGCTTTCCTTGACAAGTACCATAAGGCTTATCCTGATAATGGTAATCCGTTGGTGACTTTGGGTTATGATAAGGAGATGATTAAACTCATCTTATCAGAGACTAATAACCATCGTTTCACAAGACCAAGTCAAAAGGAATTGGTAAGGGTTACTATTGAGAATCGTGTCGGTGAGAACATCGTTGATGTTGGAGATGAGATACGTGATAGTGTCCGTGATATTGTTAAGGACGGTTATAATAATCGGTTATCTCAAGATGAGATTGCAGAGAACATATCCAGTA